CTGTGGTGCACGACGTGCAGCTTTGAGACCGTATTTCTTTCTTTCTTTCATACGTGGGTCTCTTGTTAAGAAGCCTGCCTTCTTGAGAATCGGACGGTAGTCTGCATCTGCCTGAAGTAAAGCTCTGGAAATACCATGTCTGATGGCACCTGCCTGACCTGTGTATCCGCCGCCTTTTACATTTACAAGTACATCAAATTTATCTAATGTCTCTGTAGCAACTAATGGCTGACGAACGATAACTTTTAATGTCTCTAATCCTAAATATTCATCAATATCTCTCTTATTGATCGTAATCTTACCGGTTCCCGGTACTAAGTATACTCTGGCGATTGATTTTTTTCTTCTTCCAGTTCCGTAATATCTTGTATTAGCCAATGTTCATTACCTCCTTCTTAAAATGTTAACTGTTCCGGCTTCTGAGCCTCATGCTTATGCTCTGGTCCAGCATATACAAATAACTTCTTGTACATCTGTCTTCCGAGCGGTCCCTTTGGAAGCATTCCCTTTACAGCATGCTCGATGACTCTTTCTGGATGCTTCTGTAACATTTCTTTTAAGGTAGTTTCTTTCATTCCACCTACATAGTCAGAGTGATGATAATAGATCTTCTGCTCTAATTTCTTACCTGTTACCTTGATCTTGTCAGCGTTTACAACGATGACATAATCGCCTGTATCAATATGCGGTGTATAAATTGCTTTATTCTTTCCTCTTAACACTTTCGCGATTTCGGAAGATAAGCGACCTAATGTATATCCTGTAGCATCAACTACATACCATTTTCTTTCAATTGTTGCCGGGCTGGCCATAAAAGTTATTCTGCGATTCCTCCAACGGAATGTCCGGACCGTCTTTGAAATCTTACATTATATATAGTAAATGTAGTACCGGGGCTTTGGTACACATCTCTCTACATCAGCCATTCTATTATATTACAGCCATTTTCCCCTGTCAATAGTTTTCTTGTGTTGAATCTACGAATAAAAAGTCAAGTATTTATTGCACAACCCTAGCTCAAAAATTCCACAATGTTTTATTCTCCATTTTGTACACTATTTACAGCAAACATGCGTACGGAAATAAGACAGCCGACGTTCTGATCCGCTGTTTTCACCTTCTCGCATCTTTCTCTTCTTATATTTATACTATTATTCCTAATGTCTTTAATTCTTCTTCGAATACTGCATTGCTGTTTTCATATCCTAATATTTTACGCGGATAAGTGTTCATCCAGTCTTCTGTTTCCTTTAATTCCTTCTTCGTTACATCTTCAAAATTTGTCCCCTTAGGATAATGTCTTCTTACCATCCCATTATTGTTTTCATTCGTCCCTCTTTCGAAGCTACTATAAGGATGCGCATAATATACTTTTGTCCTTGGTATCGTTTTATTGATGCAGGACGCTTCCAGCTTCTCCGCTGCTGCAAATTCTGTCCCGTTATCAAATGTGATGCTTTTAAAAATTTTTCGGAAATTCGGGGCACCCCATTTTTTCTCCAGAGCATCCAACGCTTTTACCACGGTTTCTGACTGGCGGTTCGGAATTTTAATGATAATCTCTTTTCTTGTTTTTCTCTCTGTCAGCGTAAGTAATGCTGCCTTTCCCATTTTCTTCCCACTATATACCGTATCGCCTTCCCAGTGCCCAAAAGTTTCCCGAGTTTTCACTTCTTCCGGACGCTTCTCTATGCTTTCCCCTGCTGGCGCACGGCTTATATTTTCTTTGTTGTTTTTTACAACCTTTTTATATTTCTGCTTCCTTTTCCCTTGTCTTGGCAGCTGTTTCTGCGTCAGTTCCAAAAATACGCCCTTGCTGATATAGCTGTATAGCGTTGGCACAGATATATGCATTTCATACCCCTCTTCCTTCGCTTTCGCAAGTGCTGCTGCTGGACTATATCCCTTATTTATAATTGTATCTTCTAAAAATTTCGCAAACTTATAATCATTCCCAATCTTTAACTGCGGTCCGCAGTTTTTCAGCTTTTTTCTATATTTTTCCTCCGCAATATCCGGACTGTATGCGCTTTTAACCGTCCATGTGTTTCCATCCAGACGTTCATATTCTCCCCGTTTTAGTTCCCGGTACACCGTAGATATATGTATGCGCAATTTTTCCGCTATTTCTCTCGGAGTCATCCCTTTGTTTATCCACTTCTCAATTTTAAGCCTGTCCGTCTTCGTCAGGCGTTTAAATGTGCGAGGTTCTTTTTCTCCCATATACACTCCCCCATAGATTTCACATTCATTCTATTTGCCTCATAAACTTCTCCTTCTCATTTTTGTTTTTCTGTCTTTTTATTCTATCTTTTCACGGGTTTATTTTCCACTATAATTTAATATAACGTCCAAAAGCGGGGATGCATTTCCCCTGCATCCCCGCTTTCCCTTTGACCATATTCTTCTTATGCCTTGAGCAGCTTTCCTTTTTTTAGCAAGTTGAGCATCTTCGTGTTCTGTGTTGTTGATCCAGTATATCCACTGATTCCGTTCGCAGAAGCGATCTTCGTTCTGTGCGTCTTCGATGTGTCCGTCTCGCCAACAGCTGCCAACGCTTCCACGATAGACGTGCTTGATCCAGTGTACTTGCTGTAACAAGACGTTGTCGCAGTAGTTGACTCAGCATCGTATTTCGGATGACCGAACAGCGTTTTCCCTTTATAGTCTGCAATCTTATACTTCTTTGCTTTTACACCGCCTCCGTTCGATACGACAGACGATGCGCCGGAAGTGTTGCCTTCCATCGTATAAAAGTATGTACTGTCTACGCTTGTCACAAGACCGGTATGGTGGCATCCGTTGATTTTTCCATTTTTCGTGAAAAACACCTGTGCTCCCATCTTTGGCGTGGCATCTAAAGCGCCCTTTTTGTCATACATGGTGGCACTGGCTACCGTATAGTCATCAAAGTTCCCTCCGAGCAGGCTCTTTGCAGTAGTGACTCCATATGCCTTGTAAAAACACCAGTCCACAAACGCATCACACCAATATGCCGGGAAGTCCATTACTGATGGGTAAATCTTATGCATGTCCCTTCCATATTTCGTATAATTGTCGCTTCCTGCGCCGTCCGTCTTCTTATCCAGCACCGCCGGGTTCTTCTTATATGCTTCCGCTGACTTTTCAAGATATCCTTCTTCCGCTTCTGCAATTGCAATAACTTTGCTTGGATAATTGTTTGCCATTTTGTCATTCCTCCTTCTGTTCACCAGCATTGATGCCGGCATTCCCATTTTTTGCTTTCTTCTGCAGGGCATCGATTGAATTTGTGATCACACTTGGGAGCGGAATACCCATTAACCCCACGTTTTCCACGATGGAGATCAACTCATTAGTGATAAATCCAATGATTACTACATTGCGGACGTAATTACCCGTTCCAAGCGTTAGGTCGATTCGGTATGCCACCCAAACGAGTAAGATGGTCATTACCTTCCGGCAGAGACCTTTCCATCCTGCGTGGGATTCTAACGTACCGCTGTCCGTCTTGTTGCTGCCGTGGAATACCCCCGCAACGATCAGACCCGAGAGATAGTCGACCGCCATAAAAATAACCAACGTGGTCAGTCCTGCACTCCATCCGCCAAATGCGGATGCAAGAGCTGCCCCTACCACACCAATCATGCTACAAAAACCCTGCTTCATATGGTTACCTCCTTCTTTTTGTTCCCGGATCATCATCCGGAATATAATCCTTAATACTTTGTTTCAAGTTGGCCGCCTCATTGATTAACCCGATCTCTGGAATGTTGTCCATCTCCTCCAACGTCATGTAATTGCTAAGGAGCCCGAACAGGCCATTGATAACCTTCGCCTGCATTGTTATGATCACGCTTTGTGTTTCCACGACTTCCGCTATGCACATTCTTTTTCCTCCTTCCTATGCAGCTTCTTTTAATTTCCCCGCTTTCTTCTTCTCGAACAAATAAATTTCGTTCAGCCGTTTTTTGAGTTTTTCATTATCCACGTTTTTAACCATGCCCTTATATGAAGCAACCCTCCGGTCAAATTCTTTCTTTTCCAGTTCGCCCGTAAAATATGCCTTGCAGATTCCGTGGAATGCGGATTTTATTCTTCTTACTGTCTGTTTTCTCAGTTTCATCCTCTTTGCTTCTACTATGTATCCGACAAATTCTATCTTTCCTAACGGTCTTACTGCTGTTTTATTGTTTAGGTCAAGATGCAGCCTTTCAAGCAGGAATTTCTCGACCACTGCTTTATACCGGAGAGCTTCCGCTTTGCTCTTTGCAATGATAATGACATCATCCATGTACCGGACAAACATTTTGATTCCCAGTACATGCTTGCAATACTGGTCAAGCTCATTGAGATAAATGTTAGCAAACAGTTGGCTTGTCAGGTTCCCGATCGGCATCCCGACTTCCCCGAGCCATTCTTCTTCGACAACCTCCTCAGCTGACTTATACCGCGGCAGCCCAAACTTTTCCCCGTCCGAATCAATGATCGTCCGCAACAGATCCATCAGCTGCTCGTCTTCAATGCGTTCGCCCAGAATTTCAATCAGCACTTCGTGGTCTACCCGATAAAAATACTTACTGATATCGATCTTTAAATAATACCAGTCACCCGGCTTATCCTCTGCAAGCTGCATCCAGTACTGCAATCTTTTTGCAGCTTTCAATGATCCTTTCTTCTTGCGGCACGCATAGCTGTCCTCTATCATCAGTTTGTCATAAAACGGGTTCAATTCCAGATAGACTACCCATTGCGCAATCCGGCTTTCAAACGGCAATGCCATTACAAGCCGTTTCTTCGGCACATACACCCAATGTTTCCGGTAAGGTCCAAAGCGGAATTTTCCGTTCCGAAGTCCCTTTTGTATCTTTAGTAAATTACTGTCGAGATCACTGCTAAAATTTAAGATTTCGTCCCGGTATCGTTTCTTTTTTCTTGCATTCCGATACGCTTCATTTAGTCTTTCAAAACTGGTCATGGAGTGAAAGACGTTATCCAGCGTCTTCCGTCCATCCTTAAATCTGCGTGTGACGTTTCCGCCTCCGCAGCAATCCGTCATTTTCTCCATCTTACCGATGGAACGGAAACAAACCCCTTTGACTTCCCCTGAACCTGTACAGTCCCGTAAAACTGTACACACCTGTCCGTCAGGAGGCAGAGCAGAGCGGCCACCGATGTTCGTGTTGGAATTAGAGCGCGAATTGTTGAGATTCGCATAGAACACGCCCGCATTCGTCCCGTTGTTCCAGTACCCGCCACGATACAAACACCGCAATGGTCTGTTCCCGGCTTTTTTTATTTTTCTTTTTCCTTCAGGCTTTTGATATAGCCTCCGATCAGCCGTCCGATCTCGTCATTATGCCTCGCCCACACTTCCCTCTCGTGTATCGTAAGCGGCGGTGCAAGTTTATCCCCGCAATACGATTTATCGGATGCCATAACGACAAGTTCTTTCAGTACTGCTAGTTCCACGTCCAGATTCTGCACGGTTGTTTTCTTATAGATTTTCTTTTCTATTTCGGTTGCGTACCGGTACATGGCAAGCATACAGTCCCTCATCATGTCTCCCATTTTCCGGCACCGACGCGGAAATTTGTCTACTCTTGGCATGCCATATTTCAACATCTCGCTTATCTTTTCTTTTAAGACAAATTTTCTTGGCTCCGCTCCTTCTTCCCCTGTGTCCTCCGGAACTTCATAACTTCCCCCGTAATTTTTTGCAGGTCTGTAGTTTCGGCTGTGTCTGTTTTCCATTCCTTCTCCTGTTCTATAGATTTTTCATTTAAAATGGTATGGGACGCACTCTCGTGCGCCCCATCAGTAATACAGCATCCAGTACGCAGTTTACTCAATCAAAGCAGAGCGGCCACCGATGCCCGAGGCGGAATTAGAGCGCGAATTGCCGAGATACGCATAGAACACGCCCGCATACGTCCCGCTGTTCCAGTACCCGCCACGATACAAACACCGCTCCTCTTCGCCATTATTCGCATAGAAAAGATCACTTCCATAAGTCGCATCTATACCATTACCTGTAAGCATCGCATCAGGCAGCATGGCAAGCGTCTGTAGCAAAATCATGGCTGCATCTCCAATCGTGCTGTCGCATGTCACGTCTTTAAATTGACAATTTCTGCTGCTTGACTCCTTGCTTGTGATGGAGGTGCTGTAAGTCCATTTACCGCTGATAAAATCCAGCTTGACGGATCCTTGCGTTGTACCGGTTCCATCTGGTGTAACAAGCTCTCCCGTTGCTGCGTCAATCGCTTTCCATGCGGCGGAAGATGCGGACAAGTCAACAGTTGGGTCAGCCGCATTGTTATCCTCAATGATCTGGACTTCGCCGTATACGAGACGTAAGCCCGTACACCATTCATATACATTTCCGTTTAAATCCCAAATCCCTTCCATCGTTCCGTCATGCGACCATGTAACCGGTCCTGTTCCAGTTGCCGCCCTCTGGATTCTCCCGGAACTATCCTTTCCCATTGACGGGATCGCCTTGTAAGTACTTTCCCTCGCGTCTTTTCCATAGTTGTTGTTGCCGTAAGGCTCGCATCCGTTTTTGTAACACCACAATGCCACTGCCGCCCATTCTGCCGCCGTTACCTCGTGCCAGTTTCCTCCTTTTGCCCTTGCGTATGATACAAACTTATCAAGTCCGGCACTATTCGCCGGGTCTTCTCCCGGCATACTGTAAGCTCGTCCATTTCTGTGCACTGTCTGGTATTTTCCAAACCAGAATCCGTCAATCTCTTTTCCGTTCATTCGAAATGCTGGCAAGACCGATGTGTCTGTTGAGCTTAACACATCACAAATTCGCATTTTCGGGATGTATACCATGACGGATGGTATTTCTTTATCGTCATATTTCAGTGCATTATTTGGGCATACGCTCTTTAATGCCAGTTCCGCCAATTCATAATTTGCCATTTTCTTTCCCTCCTCTATTCATTGGTAATGCCTTCGATGCCAAACAGTCTGAGTTCAACATCGTCCGTATTTAACGGTTTCTTTGACTTTGTAACAGTTTCTGCCGTCTCTGTCTTTTCCTCACCTGTTTCCGAATCTATGGCGTTCTTTTCTTCCGTTCCCACTGTTTCTTCATACTCTGCGGCAGGAATCACGATTTGCGCAACATAAAATTTTCCTTTCCCGATAGCAAGGCTTCCTTCTCTGTCTGTCATGATGTCTTTCGTAACCTCATAGTCCCTCTGGTACTTGTCGAGATTAACTGTAAGCTCGTCATCAAACGTGAGCTTGTACTTTTCGAGCACATATCCAATCTTTCTTCCGGCATTCATTTCTTTGATCTTCATTGTTTTCCTCCTGCTTTTTTATATCTTTCATTCCGTCAGGGCACAGCGGCCGCCAATGCCAGCAGATTGACGGGAGCGTTTATAGTCAAGATTTGCAGCAAACACGCTTGCATACGTCCCATCCGCCCATCCTCCTCCGTGATACAAGCACCGCTCCTCTTCGCCGTTGTTCGCATAGAAACAGCCGCCTCCGTAAGTTGCATCTACGCCATCGCCTGTAAGCGTCGCATCCGGCAGCATGGCAAGCGTCTGTAGCAGAATCATGGCTGCATCTCCAATCGTGCTGTCATATGTCACATCTTTAAACTCGCAAAGTCTGCTGTGCTGCATCGAACTTGTAATGGAAGTGCTGTAAGTCCAGCTGCCATCAATAAAATCCAGCTTTACGGATCCTTGCGTTGTCCCCGTTCCATCTGGCGTAACAAGCTCTCCCGTTGCCGCGTCAATCGCTTTCCATGCGGCGGAAGATGCGGACAAGTCAACAGTTGGGTCAGCCGCATTGTTATCCTCAATGATCTGGACTTCGCCGTATACGAGACGTAAGCCCGTACACCATTCCCATACATTTCCGTTTAAATCCCAGATTCCTCCCAATGTTTTGTCATGTGACCATGTAATGGATCCCGTTCCATTTGCCACGGCCTGGGTCTTTTTATTTCTATCCCTTGTCGTTGGGATTGCTTTGTAAGTACTTTCCGTTACGTCTTTTCCATAGTCATTATTCCCATTGGGTTCGCATCCGTTTTTGTGACACCACAATGCCACTGCCGCCCATTCTGCCGCCGTTATCTCGTGCCACATGTCCCCCTTTTCCCTTGCGTAAGATACAAACGTGTCAAGTTCCTCACTATTTTCCGGATTTACCCCCGGAATGCTGTAAGCTCGTCCATTTCTGTGCACTGTCTGGTATTTTCCAAACCAGAATCCGTCAATCTCTTTTCCGTTCATTCGAAATGCTGGCAAGACCGATGTGTCTGTTGAGCTTAACACGTCACAAATACGGGACTTTGGGATGTACACCATGACGGATGGCATTTCCTTGTCGTCAAATTTCAGTGCATTATTCGGACACATGCTCCGCAGTGCCAACCCTATCTGGTCATATCCTGCCATTTTACCCCTCCTTTTCCATGCCTCCTGACACTTTTACTTTTACCTGTACGTTTGTCGCACTTCCGTCATGGATCAGCTTAAATCCATTCAGTGCCCTGTCTGCTGCCCGTATATTTCCCAGCCTTCCGCCACTATATTCAAGCACGTCAATATCAACGCTATAGCTTGTAGTATTCCTGACCTGGTTCAATGCGACCGTCGTTTCTTTGTTGTTAAATGGCCATGGCAGATCCGACATCGCAAGCGTCACTGTCTGGACCTCATCCGCAGTTTTATATCCTTCCTGTATGGATTTAAACATCATGATTTTTGATGCGATTGATGCATCGTCTATGCCGGATTCCATGTTGTTAAAATGTGTCTGGTCCTGTAGCGTGCCTTTTTGGACGACGTTTCCGTTCTGGTCTACTGTCCGATCCACCCAAAACTCCCTATTATACATGCATTTGCCTCCTTTATTCTTCAACTATTGGAAACGTAAAACGTAGCAACGCCGGATTACCATCTTCCCGTTCAAGGCTGATCGACTGTTCACCTGCAAGTTTCCCGTTTTTGTCATAAACCCGCACTCCTGTTATCGTATCCGCCACTCCGCTTGACGGCGCATTTACAAATGCAATGATATCCGTCCCCACGATTTCCTTGCTGTTGATCGTTCCATCGTTCCATTCCGAATTGTTTGTCTGATACTGAAATTTCACAACGCTGCGCAAAAACTCCTCTCTCCTGTTATTTAGGAAATTTTCTGTAAAAAAAGCCATTGCACATCCTCCCTTCTTCTATTTAGTCTGTCCGCAATATGTTCCCCCGCATCTTGCCGTCTCTGTGATAAAACCTTCCACGGTTCCTCCATACTCAAACGTTTCGGATGCCCCATATCCTTTCGTTGATATTTCCGGTACGGTTCCTGATTCCGTTATTTTGTATGATATTGCTTCTAAACCGCTCCTTGCCATGACCGTATCTTCCGTGCTGTATCCAAGTGTCGCATTTTCCCAGTAAGTACCACAATACAACGTTCCACACTCCGGCACATTGTAAGCCCACCGCCCAATTTCATGCTTCACTGCAATCTTTTTTCGGATCATGAATGAAGCCGAATCGACGTGTATGCTCCACCGTTTTACCCACGAAAGCTGCCGTTCCAGCTCTTCCATGCTGTAATTTTGCACGGGATTTTCTTCACTGCTTTCGCTTATGTCAACGTATGTCCGGTATGTCCCCGGTTCTCCCCCATACTCAAACCATTCTTCAATTTTCGTCCCCGGGAAGATAATATCTGCCTGTGTCCTTACCGCATATGCTGTTCCCATAAGTCTTCTTACGGTAAGCGCGTTTTTTATGATCTCCCTCTTTTTTTCTACTTCATAGTCTTCCTTGTACCATTCCACTTTCCAGTTGACCGCTAACGCATCCAGTATCTCTTCTTTTGCGCTGTCAATTGCGGTATAAATCTGGCTTTCATCCGCAAATTGCATTGTCTGTTCATGCATCGTTCCGAGTGCATCTGACAATGCAATTACCCAGTCTTGCCCGGATACGATACGCGGCAGTCCGTCCGTAATCCTTGCATCATTCAGATTCTTAACCATCTTCCAGACCTCCGTACATGACCGTCTTTTTTCGCAGCTTCGGTATCTGTGTTTTTTCAAGTGCAACGTCCGTTGGCGCTGATACATTTACTCGCTTTGCTCCCGCATCCCTGATCCTTGCGATAAGTTCCGTCGGGTTTACATCCCTTCCGAGTTTCCTCTGCCAGGTAATATATGCCTGCGTTGCTTCCTCTACTGCTTCCTGTATCGTTGATGCGCTTTTTTGGTCGCTTGATGCGATATAGTATGTAAAATTTAAATCATATTCGATTTCTTCCGGTGTCTCACATATGACCTTGTCTCCCAACGGTCTGATTTTCTCATCACTCATATATTCAAGAAGACTTTCCATCTCCGCATCACTAAGGAGATCTCCATTTTCCAGAACGGCATACAGTGCTATCACGCACGCAGACGGGCTTACTACCTGCACGTCCCCGACATCCGTTCTCCACTCTCTTACGTAGTATTCGTATGCGTCTTTCGGGCCGGCACACGAGAACTTGCTGGGTGCGAGGTAGACACGTTCCGTCAAGTTGTCGTCATCCTCTATATCCAGTCCGCCTGTGCTTTCTGTGATATTCTCAACAGACGATACATAAGCAATCGGATCAACCAATATGTTTATATCTCCCTCAAGCACGCCGCTTGATTCCGTCCCTGCTTCCTCCGCCTGTATTAAAATATCTGCATATGTCTCTCCCTGTTTGACCTCTCCATAATCAACCGTGTTAAAGTACTTCCCACCTTGTGTCTTGACGCGTGTCCCAGCCGGGATTGCCACTACGTCTCCCCGCTGCCCTGCAAGATAAAACCGTTCTGTTGCCGTCGCCCGGCTGCTGTCCTTCCTCAGTATTCCGAGCAACGCAGAAAGAGCATCCAGCGCATCCCCTGTTGATGTTTTCAGTAGTTCTGCCTGTCCTTTTGCTTCAATATACTGCATCGTCTGGTATTCGATGGCAGCAAACGCCTTAATGAGCAGTGTTTTCGCGTCCGCATCTGCCAGCGTTCCTTCTCTTCCTGTTTTTTCCTTGTATTTCTGGAGGTAATAATTCCTAATCTGCTGTTCTGTCTCTTCCAAGGACATGTCCCCGATGAAACTGATTTCCGGTACATTTGCCAATTGGCTTATATTAGACAATCTCGATCACCACCTTCGGTATCATATTTCCTTTTTCCGGATCCCCTTCAACCCATTCCACGCTGTTTACTTCCGCCCGTGGTTCGTACCTCTGCGTTTTTGCGATATATTCCGCTGCCAGAAGTTCCCTTGCGTCTTCCTGTGGGACATCCGGTATATCCGTGTCTATTCCAAATTCCCGGTCAAGTGCCTGCTCTCCCGCGATGGTCCCATACAGTACCTGCAGGTTTCGGTAGATTTCCTTTGCTTCTTCCTCATCCACGTCCCCGGCTTCGATCTCTATGATCGTTTCATTTACATTCGCCATATCGTGCCCCCTACAAGTATTCTTCAAGTTCCAGCGTGATGCTGCACTCTGCCAGTTTTCCTTTTTTTATCACAATGTCCCACTCCTCCGACACATCCGTAATTTTTAAGCGGTTCTTCGTCAGTGGTTTTCCTCCGATTACGAAATATCCCGCCTTCCCTTTTTCTGACATTTTGATAAAATAGTTTCTCTTTTTCCTTGGGTTCACTCCGTCCTGCGCCCTAAGCGTAATATCCACGCTGTACGTTCGCAGTTTTGGTCCCAGATATTCGCTTCTCGCTTTCTTCCCGGCTCTGTCATGTATGGCATAATCAGCCCCCGCACTCCCAGATAGTTTGTTTAGTGTGTATACCATCTTCCGGCTGACCTTAAAGGTCTGTCCCAGATATGATCCGATTGCCATCTCCCATCATCTCCTTACCTGTTTGGCGATGGGCTGTCCCCATGCGTATGCGCCACAAGGCTTACTCCGGATACAGTCACATTTCCATTCGTACCGGTTACATTGACCTCCGGTGCGGAAAGTTCAATTTTTGTCGGGCTTGTAATGCTGACATCGCCATCCTCGGAAATCGTAATTGCTGCCCCGTTTACTTCCAGACTGATTCCTTTCCCCGCCTCAAGTACGATCGTCTTCCCCGCATTGATCCCGACACTTTCTTGCGCCTGTATGCTCGCGCTTTCATCCGTTGACCGTACCTGCACCTCTTCTTTTGCCGTAATATTTGCCATGCCTTCTGCCTGATCTATGATGTCCCCATTGCATGTCCTTCCCGTTTGCTTTGGCGTAAACTGCGTATAGACTCCTGTGTTGGAATCATACCGCTCATACGCCTGTCCGGTTTCCTCTCCATATTCTTTCCGGTAAAGTCCCTTATATCCTTCTGCCGGGACGTTTGACTGGTTCCAGACGGTTCCCATCATGACCGCCTGTGCCGTCCCATTGCTGTTATGGGACACTGCCACAATGTCCCCGATCTGCGGCATCTTATATTCGCCGTTTGACATGGCATTGATCTGCCTTGTCACGCTCTCGCCCCGGTCAAAATAAGTTACTTCATACGTCCCTTTTGCGTAATCAATGGAGCTTACTCTCCCAGTCCTGTTCGTGCTTTTGCCTCCCATATGTTTCTCCTTAACTGCAATAAGATGACGGCACCCATCCTACGACGTTTTTTGCAACGGGCAGTTTCCCGCACCGGTCTTTCGTGCTTGCGATCCGGTATCTGCCAGAAACAAGTATGCCGTCATAATAATGAAATGTACCGCTTTTACTTGTAGTTTTCTGCGTTGCGGTGCTGGATGGGTAAAACGGTGCGTTTTTCAGCGTGACGCTTGCGCCGGCTTTTGCTCCTGCTGCCTTGCTGCTTGCATTTGATGCTGCGCTTGTTGTCTGATAGCTCGTGCTGCTGCTCTTTTTCTCATCATGCACCTTGATGCTTCCTCCTACATCCCAGTAATGGTATGCCGTTTCAATCGCACTGCATTCAAGTGCCGAAGTGAACCCGCTGGATGAATCGTATTTGTGCGTGATTTTATCAACGAAATAATCCCCGTTCAGTCCGCTATATCCTTTCAAACGGATCACCTGACCGGCTGATACCTTCCACTCGCCATGTACGCTAAATCCCAGCGTCGTTGTCCCGTGGTTCGCATTGTTAATATCCGCACAAAGCTGTATACTCGCATCCAGAACACTTGTTGCTTTCCTGTTCACGCTCATCGTGTGTGCACCGCCGCCGATTGAGCAGCTGATATCAATGTTCTTATCCGAGTCTGTATAATTAAAATCCCCGCCCGTATAAGTTCCGGACAGGGTTGTGTTATAGCTTAACGTTCCTTCTATGATGTCGTTCTTTTCATACTCCTTTACATACTTTTTCTCCTTGTACGCTTCCCTGTCATAAACGAACATTCTCTTTGCATAGATCTTCAGGATAAGTCCGTAATTTTTGCAAAGATTATTGAAATAGGTGCTGTCTGTATCGTCCTGCTCGTCACACTCTATTTCATAATCGTCCGCATCATAGGTAAAAGACAGACCGTAGCGTTCCGCTATGGTCTGTCCGATCCGTTTGATGGAAGTGTTCTTCCATACGTATGACCGCTCCCTTTCCGAAAAATTTTCGTTGCTTGGCTTTGCCACTCCTCCAATCGTCAGCGTGCTTGGCTTGTCATTGTAAGTAATGTCATCTAAGATAAAGCGTCCGCATTTGATCGTATGTGTACCTTTTCCGTTATCGCCCCAGTACTTCCCAGTAATCTTTGGCTTTATGGACGATCCCTTTTCCGGCATCCATCCTTTCATCCACTTACTGTCCTGCGCATTGATCGTAATATCGATGCTGTCGCTGTTATCACTTGCACTGTCAACATAGGTAATGCTTTCAATGTCCGCCCCCGTTTTTTCCGAAAAATCAACGTTATTATACTTTGCGCTAACGGATACTCTTCTTGTGTTAATCATAAGTCTGCCCCATATTTCCAAGGCGGCAGCGAACCGTCGTCTTTCTCTTCTAAGTCAGGCACCGTAAGGCATTCCCCTGCGCTGAATATGAACGTGTCAATCTTTTCCGGGTTCGCCTCCATAAGCACGTCCGCCTTGTACTCGTCATCATATACCTGCTTTGCGATCACATCCCATGTGTCACCGCTCTTTGTCGTATATACTGCCATTCCTTCCTCCTAATACGCCACACGCTTCTTTCTGCGTTCTTTTTCGTCGTACCACTTTTCAAACAACGCCCGGAGTTCCTCCACGATCTCGTCCGCAACGCCTTTGTCCGCATTTCCCTGTATGATGATCGTCGGTGCAAATGTAATCTGTTCGTTTTCCGTCTTTCCTTTGCTGTTGTCAATCTTCTTTAACGCTGTCTGCTTCGTTCCGCCTACACCCAACAGCTTCCCTGCTTTCATCCATGTTGCAATGTTCTGTGTCCGGACAGAACGGTCAAACGAAATGACTGCCTCACGCCCTGCTTCTCCGGCGATACTCGGTCCATTCGTGAAGCCACCTTTTGCCAGAAGCGGGATTTCTGATATGCCGATGTGAAATTTCTTCCCGCCAATCAATGGTACCCAATCCGGTATATCCAGTCCCAGACTGTTGATTCCTGAAATTGCCTTGTTGATGAGAGAAATTACGGCATTCATAGGCGTTTTCAGCAGCGTTTTAAGTGCTTCGAATGCATTTCCGAAAATTTTCTTTACGCCATCCCAAGCCTGCTGCCAATTTCCTGTAAATACTCCGGTCACAAACTCGATCAGCCCATCGAAAACACCTTTGATGTTATCTATGATTGAACAGATTCCTTTCCATCCTTGGTTCATCGCTGACAGCACCGCAGGTATAACCACACTTCCGATCGTCAAGACTACTGTGATAATCCCTTCAATGATCGGCAATGCAAAGTTGATCGCTTCTCCTATGATTCCTGCCACCGTCATGACCGCGCTTCCTATATTGGTTAAAATTTCCGAAATAGTAGGTGCTGCCGCATTAAACGTATCTAATATGATTGGTAAAACCGTATTTACGATAAAGCTAAATATTTCCTCAATGATTGGCTTTACTGTTCCGGTTGCAAAATTCACGACTTGACCAACCACTCCGAGAACAGACTGTATGATGGAAACAACGTTATCAAATGTCGTCCCTGCTGTTTTTGCTGCATCTCCGTCAAACAGCCCGACAAACTTTTCCCGGACACCCGACAGCGCATCTGCAAGACCACCGTTAAGTATCCCGTCTACGAAAGAAAAGACTCCTTCCACTTTCGCTTCCAGATTGTCAAATACCACCAGTCCCTTCACGCCAAATACGTTATAAATCACTTTTTTAACATCGTTTATGTTGTCACCAAGAATGCTGAATACAGCTATGATACTTGAAATTACACCAATGATTGGCAATGCTCCGGACAGAATCGAACCGAACATTCCGGTTATCGGTCCCAGTGCCGTTGTCGCAACATTCAAGATGCTTCCGCCAAAACTTCCGATTGCTCCAATCCCACTTGATAAAACGCCTCCGACCTTGCTGCCTATATTCCCGACAAATCCTGCCGCACCTTTAATCCCATTTCCGATCCCGCTTGCTGCTCTTCCAACCGCCTGTCCCGGTCTTGTCTGCGCTACGTATGATGCTGCATTTCCAATTGTTCCTACCGCTGTGCTTCCAATGTTTTTCACTCCCCGACCAACAAATCCCGCAGCATTTCCGATTGCTCCGCCAATCCTTGTCTGCCCGATTCCTTTTATGGACTGACCAATGCTCCCGAAATATGATCCGACTCCGCCCGCCATTCTTCCTACGCTTGTATTCGAAAGCACAGACGAAAGCATCCCACGCAGTCCTCCGTTCTGGCTTTGGTTCTGCAACAGCGTTGAAAGTGCGCTGTTTGTCCGGTTTCTCCTCCTGCTGCTTCCACTTGTCAGACCGCTCCAGTTCTGCAATGTCGCAAGAATTCCCGTTGCTCCGCTTCCAGCCGTTCCAAGTATTCCTGTCCCTCCTGATGCATTGCTTGCTATCCCCTGCTGCACACCATTTGCCAGAAGGCTTGCCGTTTGCTGTCCTCCCTTAACCAATCCTGCTATCCCAGAGATTCCTCCGGATAAAAGACCTCCACCGCCTTTTAAAAGCGTTTCAATCAGCGGTGCCGCTTTCATCCCTGCAAACGTTGCCGCCATGCCGCCGATGATCTTGGTAACCTTGCCCCCGTTATTTGCCACATAGTCAAGTGCTTTCTGTACATATGGCAGTGCTGTTTCGAGTGCGTTTCCGAGTTTTTCGACTCCTTTTGTCAGGATTCCCGCAAGCGATTCTCCGAGCTGTTCCAGCTGCGGCATATTCTTTCGTATGCCGTTTATGATGTCGATCATCATCGTGGCAAATTGTTTCTTTACCGGTAGAAATTCGTCCCCAATGTCTACTTTTAGTGCATACCACGAACTCGACATCATCTGGTCGATGCTTTCCGCCGTACTCGCCTTGATGATAAACTCGCGCTCCATGCTTCCGGTATAAAGTGATGGGTCATTCACCATATCCAGTGCGTCCGTGAATGTATCCAGGCTTTGCATGACCTTTGCCGCGCCTTCAATGCTCCATTGCCCGAATAACGTTTTTAACGCCGCTACCTGTTTTTCTTCCGGCAATTCCTTGATGGACTGGAAGATAGATTTCAGTGTCCCGACACTGTCCTCCTGCATATTCTTAGCAACCTCTTCGGCGGTTGTGCCAAGTTTATTCCACATGCCCTCCATTGCATCAGTCGCACTGCTTCCCAAGCTCACGTTCGTAATCATCCGCTTAATGCTTGTGGTTGTCCTGTTTGCATTCACGCCCATAGCAAGCATTGCATCGCCAAGGGCAGCCGTTGTTTTAACATCAACACCTCCGACTTGCCCTAATGATGCCGCACCATTTACGACCTGTGCAATCTCGGCTGCAGTTGTTGCACTGTTTGCACCAAGGTAGTTGATCTGGTCAGCCAGCACCATGACTTCTTCATGTGTCATATTGAACGACTTTTCCCACTTTGCCGCCCAGTCGCCTGCCTGCTGTGCATCAACGTCCATTGCGGTTCCCCACATGGCCACGTCCTTTAGAAATCCTGTAATATTTCCATTTGAATCATACTGGATTAAATCATTGATACTCTTCCCTGACTGACCTGCAGCTGCCGCAAGTTTAGTCAGCTCTTCTGCCGTATATGGGATCTGTGTAGAAAGATCGAGAATTGCGTCTTTCATCATGTTGTAATTTTCTGCATATGTGCGTCCTGTCTCAGTGTCTATACTATCGCTGATCTTTCCGTTCGCATCCGCAAGACCGTTTACATACTTTACGACATCACCCATCTGCGCTTCAAATTCTTCTGCGGCATTCGTGCAGTCCACAATTGCCGCCACGCTTGCGGTGGCAATTGCTCCCATAGCGGCAAGTCCTACCGTTCCGATACGGTTCAAACTTCTCGACAGGCTGCTGACACTGCTTTTCGTCTGGCCGATTGCAGATAGCAGGCTTTTATCCACTTTGCCTGCTATCTGTATGCTTAACTTTAATGTATTGTCTTTCGCCATTCTTCTGACACCTCGTTATTCAGCTCGACAAAATCCCGGATTGGCATGTTCAAATAAAAGTCAAGTCCCGTCCTTGTCACTCCGGACAGCTGTATGGCAGCCTTGCGAAGCTCCTTTGCCTTTATTCGAAAAAATCCGGGCTGTTAACCTCCGTCTTTAAGTTCAGTGTTTCTGAAATCGGAAGACCGGTAAAAAATTTCTCTGGAAGCCCGGTCGCCATACTTGCAAGGATGCACGAATAGAGATAATTGTAGGTCGGCTCCGTAATTGTGATCCCCGCTCTCGTAAGCCGGTTTTCCGCTTCGGATTCGTTCATGCACGTCATGTCTGCCAGTCCGTTTAAATCCACCTGTGTGTATTCCTTTCCTTCGAACTGGTACGGTTCTTTGAACTTCATCACATGGTCTTTGCTTTCCCCGCCATCAGATAAGGTGTGAACGACCATTTTCTGTACCTTTTTCCACGGTCCGCGCGGCATGAGCTTGAAAAACTCGATCGGATAACCAGTCGCCTTCGCTGCGATCTTTCTGGCAAAAGCCGTCGTCCGTTCTGTAATAAGCATTGCTGCAACTTCCCCTTCGTCAAAAAGCTGTCCCTGCGCTTCGACTGCATCTTTGACTGTCAGTTTCTTGATCCCGGACAGGTCAATTTCCTTGTATTCTTTTCTCTCGAATACATACGGTTTCGAGAACTCTAAAATATCTTTTTTCTCTGTTTGTGTTTCCGTGTCCGTTTCTGTATCCGTTACAGTCTCTTCCGCTTCTTTTTCTGTTTCCATTGTGTTTTTTTCGTCTTCCATTTCTTTCTCCTCTCAAAATTTGCGCATAAGAAAAGGCATACACCATCTGTTTTTCAGATTGATGCTGCCTTTTTATATCAGAGCCTTAATGTCTTTTAACATGTCTACTCCGTTTACATTGTATATTCCGTTTAATTTGTCGATTTCAACCAAAGGCGAACCGTCGTTCTCGATAAGGATGTATGTCAGCTCCAGCGTTACAGTCGCTTCCATGCTTTCTCCCTTTTCCAGTTTCCCCGGTTTGAACTTCTTTACGCGTCCTTTTTCTACTACGCGCAATCCTTTAAACGCATATCCTCCGGTTTTATCGTATACCTGCTGTGCCGCCCGGAACGTAAGATTTACGGTCTTTGTCGGTGCAAGCATGTCCGCATAAGAGGAATACAACGTGCTGAACTGTACCTCCTGCTCCATGCTTTCAAACTGGCCAATGTCCGGGCTGTCGATTTCCCCGTTGATTCCCATTCCGGATATTGTGCTTGTCTTCATGGATATTTCCGCAAGGTCTACGCTTGCCGCCACTCCGATCATCTTTGTCCCATCTAAGTACGAGTTAAAATCATTGATTTTTTCCGGTATATAATTATTGCTGACGCTCATCTTTTATCCCCCTTCCTATCAGCTCAATGCCTCCGTTAACGCATCCGGGTCAAACTCGATCACATCCTCAATATCCTCTGCCGGTGTATATGGCGTAATATACTGGTGGAACGTGATCTTCCCATTTAACAAGTCTGTTGTCTGGTTTTCATCCTCATTGTATTCGATCTCATATCTTGCACAGACATCACGTGCCACAAATCCATTTCCCCGCACGTTTTCTGAATCTACGATTGCTTCGATCAACCTCTTATTTGCCGGGCTGTCAACTCTCTGGAAGTATGTAAGGATAAATGTATTTGCCGCCCATGACAGGAAACGGCGTACAGAAAACCACCGATCTTTCGGGTCTGTATTTCCCGGATAAGCTGCCGTATTATTCCCCCACAGTCTGAATCCTCCCATATTCAGCCATGTTGCAACCCCAAAGCTGTTTACCGTATTTGCCTGATCCTGATCCAATAACACCTCTGTTCCGTCCGCAAGGCAGGCTTTTGAAATTGACAATGTCTTGTTAGATGGGGACACGTATGGAATATCATCATTTACTGCATCTGTATATGCCGTGAGTGCCGCTGCAAGCGATGATCCGCTATACACCGTTTCCCCGACTGCCGCATACGGCCACACCGCATAAGCGTTCGCATCCGTTGCCGCCTGCTTCTCCTTTTGTCCTTTCACGTCTGTATACTTCGTTGCCCCATTTTCAGAGCTGTCAATGTCAAGTACGCATACGCACTTGAATACACCGTTGATCTCTTTTGTCTTTGCCTGCAGTGCCGCAGAAACTGTTGCATCCGCTGAAAATCTCGGAGCCAGTAAAATCCCCGGCGTCATGGAAAGTTTCGGGTAAATCTGCCGGATCACCTCAAGCCCTTTTTCTTCCCCTGTCGATGCATCTACGCCCCCGATAATATCCGCTGCCGTAACAGCGGAAGGATCGATCTTCTGCCCGGTATATTTTAAAGTCGTTGCTGTTTGTGCCTGTTCTGAAATCATGATCAGGTTCACTGTTCCATCATCGTTGAAAGAAACCGTATAATCGGTATCTTTTGTAAGTTCTGTTTTTGCACTGTCTGTTCCTGTCGAAATGGATACTGTCAGTTCTGATACGATCACACCTTTTTCTTCAACGACTGCCACATTTGCATTTACCGGAATGTCCCCGCCTTTTAACGCTGTTTTATGTTTCGATGGGTCAAGCACATTGATTAAGATAACCGGTGCTGTTGCGATGACGTTAAACGTTGCGCTTACTGCTTCGCATAACGTATAGCTTTCAAAGTCATCGGAGTATCCGACTGCCTGTACCGCCTCTTTATAATTGTTCGCAAGAATCGGTGTATTGAGTGCGCTGTCCGGATCATCAAGCAGGTTTACGGGTGCCGTCCCGATCACGACCTGCAACCCTGCGGTCCCTGTTACCGGTGCTGTCATGCTTGTTTCCTGTTCGCTCACATATACTCCATGTTTGTAGCTCATAGTCCTTCCCCCTTACAGTTCTGATTTGATTTTTTTGTATAGAATGGCTTCCGCAGTCCCCTTTGTTTCAAGATTTTTTCTCGTCTGTGGGAATTTCTCGATTGTCACAAGCAGAGCCTTTACCGCCGGATGTTCGTTGATAAATTCTGCCAGAGTCTCCGGTATCTCTTCGGAAAATACGGTATACTGTCTTGCTACCCCGCGGATGCTTGGACCGCAATAGACCATTGTCTTTCCTTCTGCCCCCTCTTTTGTGGCTGTCTTTTCCTCTGCCGCTTCTTCCACTTTTTCTTCCTGTTCCATGCTCTTCACTTCTTCTTCGTTCTGATTCTTTTTACTCATAGTAACTCCTTTAATGTTGTGTCCTGTGTCATTGCAGGTGCTGTACAGGTCAGCGTACATGCGCCGTAATAATATGGTGCCGTATCATCAATCTGCAATGCCCATACAATTGGTTTCAGTATCGTAAATGCTCCGCCAAAATACGGCGTGCTGCATATCTGCTGGATGATGTCTTCTTTGATGTTCGTAACATCCTGATATCCTTCCCGGTTCTTCCCTTCATCGTAACAGCAGATAATAATTGAAAAATCCACTTCCTGCGGTCCGTCATCTCCCCGTATTCCCCCGCCTGTCATCTGCACGACAATATACGGCGAGTTTGAAGCGTCCGTATCCGCATCTACATCGTTGTCCTCTGGAATTGGCAGATCCTGTTTATACACCGTCAAATTTTTCCGTCCTTCCTGCCCGGAAAACTTTTTCCCTTGAAACAGTTCTTCTAACATCTCGATCAATGCATCCTGACACAGTTGTGGAGTCCTCCCAATGCCTGCTTCCTCCACTAATGTGCTATAATTTTTCATCTTTTTGCCTTTCTTGCTGCTCTTGCAATCACTCTTTTTACCTGCTCTCTAAGTCTGTATTCCAGATATTCTTCTACCTGATCTTCCACCTCCGGCCAGATCGTGCGGTGCATCGCTGCGGCTGACGGGCTTCCCATTGTTTCCAGTTTTTCCACTCTTCCGTCACTCGTCGTCCATCTTTGATATCCGTTCTTGGTCGTCGTGTTGTTAGAACTGGAACCTATGCGTCTTTGCACCATTCCGACATGCCCTGACTTAAATTCCAGCAAAAAGCCTTTGCTTAACTGCGATGTTCCTGTCAATGGTTTAAATGCGGAATTTTTTAGCACCTTTGCTTTGACCGTATCTGCTGCCGAACGGAATACATCTGTTCCGGTATGCACTCCTTTTGGACTGTACTGAAAATAACCAAGGTCGTTACGCATAGAGGCAATGTACAATTCTGCAGCAAGGCTTTTGTTTGTTGCTTTCTTTCTCTGCACAAGGTCATCTAAATGCCTCGCACCTGCTGCATTAACGGCATATCGTGCTTTTGCTTTCGCCCGCATCATCTTTCTTGCTTCTCTCGCCGTTGCGTTGATCGCCACCTTGATTGCTGCCGGAGTTTTCCCACCAAGTTCTCCCAGTGCTTTTGCAACCTTTTCCTCTCCTACGACCTGAATTTTGATGTTATCTCCGTCATTAGTGATATTTGCCATTACTGCCTTATCCTTCCTAACGTCATCCGGAATGTTCCGGATTCTTCCTCGCAGTTATTGATTATGTAAGTGCGCTTCATTTTTGTTCCCGCATCCATTACCAGCTGTTTCCCGACCTTTGGTTTTGGTCCATAATCCTCTGTCCGGATGTGCAGGATAATGTGGGAGTCATATAATCCGGTATCAAAGTTCTGCTTTGCCCCGGCTTCCCAGTGCGCAGAATGCTGCCGTACATCTTCTTCTTCTACGACGACAAGGCATTTCTTCCCGTCTATGATGTGCCATTCTGCAAATTCGTCTTCACAGAAAAACGCACGTTCCAAATCTTCTTTTATGAAGTCTTTAAACGTCGGCATTTTCCATTCTGTTTCTTCGTCTTCCCCGTAATTCTGATCCAGTTCAAAGAGTGCCATTTCTCCTCCATAAAACTGCCCCGCCGGGTAGATGCCCGGCAGGGCTTCGCAATAAATTTTTAAATTATTTCCGGCGGTCTTTTATCAGATAACGGTTGCAACAAGCCAGCTGTCTACCTTATCCGGGATCATAAGTGGATGCGCCTGAAGCTCGATCATGCGTCGGTCCGGATGATGCTCCACATAAGACCGAAGCAGCCTTTCCGTCTGCGCCGTAACCCATTGCTGAGTTTTATCATCAATATACGTGCATGCCCCATATGCCCGCATATATCCCGGGTTCGATGAGATCATGATTACTTTATCTTCTGGTACGAGTGGTTTTGTTTCTGGGTTTTCCGGATCCGTCCAGTCATCATAGTAGACCTCCGCATATTCGTAAATATCAACGCTCGGTTTGTTTAAATGGGCAATATATCTTACACCGTTTGGCAGGTCGCGCGGGTTGATGATCCCCATTTCTACACGCCGATTATCCAGCATTTTCAGCACATTCTCGTCTTCCATAAATGCACGCAACGCTTTCTTCCCCATGATTACCATGTCAACGTTAGCAAATCCGTTTACAAGCACCTGTTCCGTCCAGTCATCCAGATTGTTGAGGATTTTTGCAGAGCTTCCGCCCCACTTACTGTTTCCGGAAAGTGAAACTTTGTTCGTAAATCCAAAGTCGATCGTCTCATTCACGCCAATACCTACGATCGGAATCTGCCCGGTCACGATTGCCTGCACCGCCATCCATTCCTCACGTCTGGTCGTTGCGTCGTTTAACCGGTTGTATTCGTCCACAAGTTTCTTTGCCGCCCTCTGTGCCGGTGTCATGCCGCTGTACAGGTCTTCTCCCGGCATCCTTTCCATAAGTTTGTCTGCCGTTGTAATATCATATGGATTGATAAGCGGCGGTTTATAGCTCTCCGTCTTGTATCCACCCTCTTTTAATACCTGACCGCCTGCTCTCGGATGGACGAACGCTGCCATGCGGCGGTCGCCTTTTACGAGGTCAATATCTACCCGTTCTGTTGCATGTGTTTTTACATTTGTAAAAAAATTATCACGAAAAAACGTATGAACCGGTGGTGCTGTTTTCACTACTTCCGCGAGATAACGCGGCGCATAAATGTTTATTTCATTTGCCATTTTCCTTTCTCCTCCTCTCTGTTATTTCAGGAATATGCCAATATTCCGGAATGGAATTTCCAGAGCATCCGCTGTCACACCGTCTTCCAGTGTCAGCGCATCTCCAAAGAACTCTCCTGTAAGATAGATGACTGCTCCCTCTCCTGTCTGTGCACTGTCTGCCGCAATCCCGTAAAGTCCTTCTGTGTTTGCAACATCCGTTATCTTTTTCACTTTTCCGTTGCTGTCGCGTGCGACCGGTGCGCCCTTTTCAATCACTTCGGCTGCTTCCTTGATGGCAGTCGTAATCCCGATATCTACACCCGCAATCAGATATTCCGGATCTGTGGCATATGTCTTTCTTGCCAGTTCCATACTCATGCTCTTTTCCCTCCTATTTCTGTTTTACCGATTTTATCGCATCCATAAATTCATCCGTCGATACATCGTCCGGAGCTACGTCTTCCATTTTGCTGTCTTTTACGTCCTTTTCCCTGCCATTTAAGTAGTCTTCCTTCTGTGCATCTTCCGCCTGTTTTGCCCGCTTGACCGCCTGCATTGCAAACTCTCCTGCACTTATCGGTTTCTCAAACTTTGCTTCATTTACAAAGTCCTCGCTTCCCGCGATTGACATCTCCTCAATGTCGCGGATTCTTTGGCGTTCTTCTGCCGCTGTCTTTTCGGATGCCTCTGCTTCAATCATCCCTACAAACTCTGGATACGCTTTTTTCAGATCATCCACTGTCTTGATCTCCATGTTTCCTTCCTCCTTATTTTCTGTTCGTTTCTCCGGTTTTTTATTTACAAAACCTCCGGCACCATGTGCCCGGCTATTCTGTACAAAAGCAAATGGTGTGTCGTTATAAAGCAGATGTGTCCCGACTCCGTTGACAAACAAAAAACCGCCGCGGTTCTCCGTTACGGTTTCCTCTTCCTCGTCTACCAGTTCATCTACAAATCCGTTCTCTTTTGCTTGTGCGCCCGTCCACCAGCTTGTCTCATCCATCTGTGCGCCTACTTCGTCCTTATCCCTTCCTGTCTTTTTTGCGTACAAGGAAACGATATTGTCCCGGATGGCATCCAGTGCATCAATGTAACTCTGTAACGTTACTGCATCCGCAAATCCGTACAGTCCCATCTTAACCGGATGGATCATGTAAGTGCTGTCATTGGCGGCTACCACCTTGTTGCAGTGACATGCGATGATCGTTGCCGCGCTCGCGCACAGACCGTCAATCTTTGCAGTTACGTTTGCCGCGTGCTGTTCTAACAGATTTCCGATCGCCTGTGCTGCAAATACATCCCCTCCGCCGGAGTTAATGCGCACCGTTATCTCTTCCACGTCACCAACGCTGCTCAAATCGTCCGCAAACTGCTTCGGTGTCACTTCATCGCCCCACCATGACGTATCCGATATGTCGCCATATAAAAGCAGCTCCGCACTTTCTTCCGTCTGGTTACTAAACTGCCAGAATCTTGCTTTCGGTGTCGTTGCTTTTTGCTTCTTTTTCTTTGCCTTCGGCATCGTTATATCCCCCTCCTTTGTCTTTCCGGCTGTTGCGTCGTCTTTTGCGGCTGTGGCAGTTCCTGTTCTTTCTGCGGAGGATTGATGATATCATCCACTTCCTTCTTTCGTTTTGCTTCGGTAAGCCGCTGACGGATATTGCGGCTGTAATCTCCGCCCGTCATAGCTGCTGTTTCTTCCTGTGCAGTGGAAAATCCTGCCTCTACCCGCTTTACTGCCGCATCCACTTCCTGCACCGGGTTTAGGTTCGTCCTTGCCGGTCCGTTCCATCTGCAGGAGACATATGCTTTTTTTATCGCCGGATCATAAAAATATCCCGGCGCATCAATACGTCCCCTTGCGACCGCTTCCGAAAACCACTCTTCGTAAATCGGTTTGCAGAAATCATCTGTAAACCAATCACGCTGCATCTGGCATGTCCGCCAGAACTCATTGAGTGCTCCTCTTGCCGCGCTGTAACTTGTCGTAAACTGCTTGTTCAAGACTTCCGGAGGGATTTCAAGTGCCGCCCCGATCTGCCGGATCATTGCATTCGTAAATACATCGTATCCCGTATTCGGGTGCTTCGGGTCTGCAAACTGCACATCTTCGCCCGGGTTTAATCCCACGACTGCTGCCGGTCCCAGTTCAATGCTGCTTTGGTCTTCCGCGTCGATCTGCATGTCCGGCGGGAGCATCTCCCCGAACGGTCTGCTGTCTGACGGATTTTCACTTTTGATGAACACTGTAAACATGGCTGATATGACTGCTGCCGTAATTTCTGCATCGGTATACCGTCCCATCTGCTTTAACGCTTCCAGTACTGGTGCAAGCAACGGCACGCCTCTCCTTTGTCCGGCTCTCTCTCTTGTCATCACATGGAGCACGTTTCTTCTTCCCGTCTCTTCGGAATATGCCTTGACACGTACCCATTCCATCTTCCCCGGCTCGATCGTTGCCGTATTAGCCAGCGGATGCCGGTTGCAGATCCAGTATGCCACAACCATTCCGTCCGCATCCGTCTCAACGCCCTGTACGATCTGTACGACATGATGCCCCCGTACTTCGCAAGGTATCAGTCTGTCGTATTCATCCGGCGAACATACCCGGTCTGCCTCGATAAGCCTTACTCTCAGATCATACGGTTGCCCCTCTTGATGTTTTGTCGGAAGCAGTACAAATGTATCGCCGTTCATTATGTAACTTAAAAACGCCAGCTGTTGGAGCTGGTAAAAGTTATCAATCCTTTCTGCATCACACACTGGAGAATCCGCCCATAGTGAAAACTCCCTTGTGATCTTTTTCTGCAATGCTTCCGCCTGTTCATTTGACATTCCCAGAAACTCTGCATCTATCTGCGGTGCCGGTATCAGTCCGCCTGCTACTACGTTTGTCCGCATCGTCTTTAATGCCGCCGTTGCTGTCGGGATACCCATATAAGCATCCCTGCTTCTCTGCCTTAATACGTCAAGATTGTCTTCGATGTCCTCTTTCGCGCTTCCGCCAAAAAACTCCCATCCGCGCATGGACTTCTTTGTCTGGTTCGCTCCATAATTTCCATACCCGGAATTGATGACCGACAATGCTGCGCGTGCCGCCGCCCGCTTTGCTGCATGAACAGGCGCGACCGCCTCCACTGCCCGGTCAATGATATTTGCTTTTGCCATTCTTCTTTCCTCGTGTTATTATCTCCCTATAGACTGCTTGCGTAGTCTGAACCTGTATGCAAGGAGGTGTGTTTATGTCACTGCACAAATACGAATTATCTTTTTCTTCTCTTTCTCAATCCGATAAGATTGAGTTGATGAACCGCATTGATAAAGTGTCTTGGAATGGACTAGATTTAAACCCTAAAGCACAGGTTGGTCAGTTCTTTCTTGATGAAAGTTTAGACCCTTCCATTCTCAAGATTCCTGATTCATGTCATCTGGTTCGGATTTATCATTAGCAGTGTAGAAAAAATAGTTCGTGTTAAGGGCTTCCGCATCGTAGTCTAATTCCATGCGGAAGCTCTTATGCTTCTGCATCATTCTCCATATCTGCTCTGTAATCGTCATCAAAAGCACGATTACTTTCTCGAATCCCTCCGACTTTACAAATCCCCTCTCTTCCCATCCTGTTTTCGTTATTGGTTCGTAATTACGTTCTTTTTCTTTCATCTGCTTCCTCCACTAATGTGTCCGATTCGGACACGTTATCTTCGCCTAAATATCATGCCGCACTATGTGTCCGAATCGGACACATTCGCTTTGTCTAAACATCACGCGGCACAATATGGTAAACGCGGTTTCGTCCGCCTGTCTTTTCTTCGGCTTCCGCTTCCGCCAGTTTTTGCGCCCAGTATTCCATTTCTTTTCGTACATATTGCAAATCCGCCCTTGTCAGCAATTTGCTGCCGATCTGGTAGCTTTGCCCTGTTGCAATTCTTTCTTCCGCTGCAAGCCACGTCTGCATCTTTTTCTGGCAAAGTTCTTTCGAAAATATCGCCATCTTAAATACCTCCGCTTACCTGTCTTCTTCCTGCCCGGTGTGTCCTTACCGTCCCCGGCTCTGCTTTCGTCAGCACCGGGTTTGCAATTTCAAGTGCCGCCGTCGCATAATTTCTTAGATCCAGCGGCTCATTACGCTTGTGTGAGCTGTCCTTTAGCTCCCATGCTGTGACGCTTCTCCCGCGCTTGAAACGCACTACCATCTTTTCGCTGGTCAGACCTTTAAAATAAGCCGCATCATATCCGGCTTCCTCATTCATTGGAAAATGGCAGTAGTTCGGTCCTTTTGTCTCATGTTTTAAACGCTGGTACAATAACGTTTTCCCTGCATCTACGCCAATAATAAAAAGTGGTGTCTTGACACGGTTGTTCCTTGTCGGGTTACGGATGTACGGCACTTCCGCACCGCCTTTTCCTTTGATCGCCCACACTCTGCGTTCATACCGATCCTTTGCGAAACGGTATACCTGATCTGTGTGGTGCCCGCCGCTGTCGATACACGTCGATAATATGTGCAGCGTTGTCCCGTCTTTCTTCTGGAATCCGCTCATCAGGAAAAGGTCTAAGTCTTCCCATATCTGATCTTTTAACATATCCCCGTATATCTTCTGGTAACGGATTCCCCAACTTTCCTTTCCAATGCCCCATCCGACGACTTCCACTTCAAACCGGTCGTCCTGCACGTCCACGCCTGCTGTCAGTACGATCACATTCTCCGGTACTTCCGCATCGTAAATCTCACGTCTGTTGAAAAGTTCTTCATCCTCTACCGTCTCTCCACATTCTTCCCATGTCTCGCCAAGTTCCGTATTTACCCATACTTTCATTCCTTCCGGGTTGCCCTGTTCAATCTGTTCTTTCGCAACGAGAAACTTCTGTACGATCTCTTTCCATCCGCAAAATGTCGAAGAGAGTGTGTTTAAATGGAATCCTCGTGTCTCTGCATCCGGGTTCTCTGCTATATATTTCCCGTATATCTCCTGTTTTTTCCAAACGTATTCCCCCGCTTCGCACCCGCACCGTTCGCATTTATATACCGGATCTTTTGTAAGATCATCCTTGTCAAAGATCAGGTTCGCCCATACAAGCGGCTGGTAATGCCCGCATTCCGGACATGGGACGTTCCATTCTTCCTTCGTGGACTGGTTAAACTCCGTTTCAATCCGGCTTTGCCCTTTAATGACCGGTGTTGATACCATGATCGTTTTTTTGTCCCAAAATGTGGTCTGCCTTTTTTGTGCCAACGACAGAGGATCGCCCTCCGTCCCTGCACTTCCCGGATAACGATCCACCTCATCTGCAAGCAGTACCTTGATCGGACGGCTTGCAAGTCCCGTCGCACTGTTTGCACCCACGATCGTTACATGACCGCCCGGAAAATTCTTTTTCAAGATCGTGTTCCCGGAATACCGGCTTTTTACATCCACAAGTCCCCTCAGTGCCGGTGTGTCCCGCAACATCGGTGCAAGCCGGTCTTTCGAAAATGTCTGCCCCATGTCAAGCGTCGGCTGCATCACAAGTATTGGCGATGGCGAATATGCCATGAAGTAACCGAGGATGTTCAGCAGCAGTTCCGTTTTTCCAAGCTGCGCCGCACACATGATTACTACTCGCCTTACATGTGGGTCCCCAATCGCATCCATGATCTCCCGCTGGTACGGTGCCTTATCCGTACGCCATTTCCCCGGTTCCGCGCTGCTCTCCGCAGACAATACCCGGTATATATCCGCCCACTGTGATAACGTCAGCTCCGGTGGCGGCTTCAACGCCTGTACGCACCTCGCAAGCAAGTCAATCGTCGCTTTTGTCAGTTTTACCGTTTTCCTCATTTTCATCTTCTCCCTCTGCCGCCAGCGCAACTCTATAATCGCTTAACTCTTCCAATGCTTCTTCGATTGCATTTTTTAAAATGTCAAAAATCTTTGACTGCTTCCTGCCTGCTGCCGCAAGCTCCGGCGACAGTTTCGCCGGCATCGCAAGAAACCGGCTTCGAACATTGAAACACAGTGTCTTAATCCCCGTCTCGATATCTTCCGTCCGGTGCAATTGTCCGCGCCTGATCTCGTTATCCATTTCAGCCGCTTTCCTCTTTTCCGCCGTCAGCTTCATCCGTTCCGTCTGGAGACTTACGTCCCCGATTCCGCGCAGGTAATTGATATAGCGCAGCACCGTCTTTTGCAAATCATATAGTCCCTGACGTTCCTCCGCTATAATGCCTTCATCCCGAAGCTGCCTTACCCTTCTTTCCGTAAGTCCGAGCCATTGCGCGACAATCTTACTCGTATATAGTTTCATCCTCTTCTTCCCGCTTTCCTTCCATGTCTTCTGTGCCATCCGGCTCTGCAACCTCTACCACGCCGGTTGCTTTCATTTCCATGATTTCCAGCTTCCTCTCTTCAACTTCCATCCGCCTGTCGTTCTCTTCCAT